CAAACACCCAGCTCACACAGGCAATCCAACAGATCTGGTCTAAGGAAATCCTATTCCAGGCTATGCCAATCCTTCGTTTTGAACAATTCGCTGTTAAGAAGACTGAACTAGGTGTTGCACCTGGTCTCCAGATCAACTTCATGCGTTACAACAACCTCGGCTTTGCTTCACCATTGGTCGAAGGTGTACGTATGCAGACAAACGCTCTTACAGCTCAACAGTTCTCAATCACAGTAACAGAGCATGGTTATGCTCTTGCTGTTTCAGAACTTCTTCTTAACGCTTCATTCGATGACGTAATGGCTTCTGCTTCACGTCTTCTCGGTCGCAACATGGCTCTCTACCTTGATGGCCTTTCACGCGATACTCTCTATGCAGCTTCTTCAACACTTTACGGTGAAGATCGCTCATCAGTCTCATCTGCTGTCAACAACTGGTACGGATACGGCACATTCGCTACATCTCGTGCTTCAATGACAGGTTCTTCATACTTGACACCACACGTTGTCAAGGACACAGTAGAGACCTTGGCTACAAAGAACATCCCTCGTTTGGGCGAGACCTACGTCTGCTTCGTTCACCCTCACCAATCACGTACACTTCGCGACAACCCAGAGTTCATCGAAGTAACAAAGTACGCTGCTCCAGGCAACTTCATGCTCGGTGAAATCGGACGTTTGTACGATGTAGTCTTCATCGAAACAACACAGGTTCTCCACGTTCCTGGTGGTGCTGGTGCTAACTACACAGCTGACTCAACAGTCGCTAACCCAGTAGTTGTACCTGGCGGAGGATACACAACTCCTAACACCCTCACAGGTAACGGTTCATCTGACCGCTACAGCGCTATCTTCATCGGAGACAACGCTTTCGGTCACGCTATCTCTCTTCCAGTCGAGCTCCGCGATGGCGGTATCTTGGACTTTGGTCGTGAGCATGCGCTTGCTTGGTACTCAATCTTCGGACTTGGCCTAATCACAGACCAAAGCGTAGTAATTGCGGAGACCAATTAGCCTAAACAGTGATAAGATTCTCCTAGTAGGCAACTAGCCTGCTAGGAGGTCTTTTACACATGGCAGTAAAAGAAGGATGTCCGCAAGGACATAAATATACAGAAGAAAACTCTTACATAGATAAGAACGGTTATACCCACTGCAGAACTTGTCGCTTAGAGCGAATGAGAGAGCGCAGAAAGGATAACTTAAGGGTTGGACGTGGCGTTAATAACGCCTCTAAGACTGAGTGCCCTAAAGGTCACCCCTATGATGAAGAGAACACAATTACATATGTAAAGCCTAACGGTAGAACTAGAAGATGTTGCCGTGAGTGTGCCAGAGTAAACATGATTACCCAGAACGTTAAACGTTATGGAATAACCAAACCAGACTTCGAAGCACTAGTAGCATCACAAGATTCTAGATGTGCCATATGCAAAGGAAAGTTCTGGGATGAGGTCTCCTCTCCCCATATAGACCACGACCACACCTGCTGTAATGAGCAAATGAGGTCATGTGGCAAATGTATAAGAGGACTCCTATGCAGAGGCTGTAACCAAGTTCTTGGCTGTGCCAAGGACGACATCGAGACCTTAAAGGCCGCGATAAAGTACTTACGGTCAGGAACTCTGACTTTTTAACCGAGACAATACATTGGAGAATTATCATGGCAACACAGAAAGCAAAACCAACCGACGTTACTGGTCGTGCGCGAGAAGCTCTCGCTGAACAGTTCGCCGAAGACCAAGCGCAACGCGCTGGTGAGATGTCCCTAGCTACAGCTAAGGCAAGTGCACAGCTTGATGAAGTAATTGATGCAACAACCCCTAACCGTCAGACAGTCATTGTTGATGCTGTAACCACAGTAGGAAACGATGAAGGCGACATGGTTGAGATCCGCACAACTGACAACATTGAGAATATGACCCTTGGTAAGGGCAACACCTATAACTTCAAGGCAGGACAGAAGTACAAGGTTACTCGTCACGTTGCTACTCACCTTAAGGAAAAAGGCTACCTGGCTGGCGTCATCTAAGGCGTAACTTTACGACTGAGCGGACTCTCGTCGGGTCCGCTTTTTCGTTTGTGCAGATTTTTAGGCTAATACACGCCATCATAGTACAGGCGTCTTTATGTAGGGAGTTTATGTGGCTACGATCTCTGATCTACTCTCTCGAGTCCGTCTAGAGCTTGGCGATCAGCAAAAGGCGTTTACCTTTAACGCAACAGGCGACGGCTCCACTAAAGTCTTTGCAACTGGCATTAAGCCAATGGAAGTTGAAAACTTATCGGTCAAGGTAGCTGGAAGCAGCATTGCGTACCCTACTGGCTACACTGTTGAGCAGAGCACAGGTATTGTCACCTTTGCTACAGCTCCAGCTAATAACGCGGCTATTGTCATTCAAGGCAATGTAGATCGCTACTTCCTAGATTCAGAGCTCACGGAGTTCATCAACGATGCTGTGAACCAGCACACATATAACCGCGTAGATTCCTACGGCAGCCAAGTTACTCTTGCTACTATCTCTGCAGTTGAGGAATACCCAGTAGCTATCCTCGCCTCTATCGAAGGGCTATGGGCTCTCGCTACAGACGCAGCTTTTGATATCAACATCACGGCCCCAGACGGCGTAATGATTCCACGTTCTGAGCGTTACCGTCAGCTTACAGAGATTATCTCTGAGCGTTGGAACCAGTACCGACTCCTCTGCTCACAGCTCAACATTGGTCTCTGGAAGATCGAGATGGGTACCCTCATCCGTACTTCCCGCACTACCAACAAATATGTTCCTATCTATGTTGGTCAAGAGATCGACGACTCTCGTATGCCAGAGCGCGTCTGGATCCAGAACAACCTTACTGGCCGCAACCCATTCCCTTCATATGCTCAGACTTACGATATTGTCCTTTACCAAGGAAACAGCTACCAATCTACATTTGATTTTCCATTTGATATTACGGGCATGGACTTTGAGGCGCAGATTCGCACCTACCCAAACTCTCCATCACTCTATGCAACGTTTGAAGTTACAGTCGTATCAACCTCTACAAGCTTAAGCACACTACAGCTTAACCTTGAGGTTAGCGATACTGAGTACCTTCCTCCACGTGCTTTTTGGGATCTAAGAGCTACCTCATCATCAGACTCTAACTGGGCTCAGACTTACATTAAGGGGCAGGTGTTTACCACTGAGGCGGTAACCCTTGACTACTAGTTGTAATAGATGTGGTAGTTGGCCGTGTAACTGTGGAGCCATTACTGTAACCCCTTCTGCGCCTATCGTTATCCAGGTCTCAACACCTACCCAGTACACCCAGTCTCAAACCACCCTTCAGGTCCTGCCTGGGCAAGGTGGGGCTAGAGGTATACAAGGTACGCAGGGCCTTCAGGGCTCTTATGGTGTACAGGGAGCTACTGGAACCAGTCTTCATAACATCTCTTATACCTATACCCAGGCTACCCCTTCGGCTACTTGGACTATTAATCATAATTTGGGCTATAACCCTAACCTTACAGTTCAAGATTCCGCTGGTACCATTGTTGAAGGCGAAATATCGTACACCAATTCGAACTCACTTACGGTCACATTCTCAGCAGCTTTTAGCGGATACGCGTACCTATCTTAAGGAGATAGTTCCATGGCACGTAAGTTTTTAACACCTATCAACCTCTCTCAACTAGAGCTGCAGAATGCCGCTATTCAAAACCTGGCAACTGCTCCATCAAGCCCAGTAACAGGTCAAATCTATTTTGATACAACACTTGGTTACCTCAGAACATGGAATGGCACAGCATGGCTTAACGCCAGCATTGGTGCTAACGGTGCTCAAGGAACACAGGGCATCCAAGGTGTGCAGGGCACACAAGGTATTCAGGGTACGCAAGGTATCCAAGGAGTTCAAGGTACCCAAGGCACTCAGGGAACACAAGGTACCCAAGGCACGCAAGGCATCCAAGGCCTAACTGGTTCTCAAGGTACACAAGGTACCCAGGGCATCCAAGGAATCACAGGTTCACAAGGAACTCAAGGCATCCAGGGAATTACTGGAGCGCAAGGTACTCAAGGTATTCAAGGCGTACAAGGAACCCAGGGTACTCAAGGTACACAGGGTGTTCAAGGCCTACAAGGTATCCAGGGAACTAACGCTGGAATCCTTTCAACTGATAGCAGCCTTAATATTAACGGCTCTGGTGTTCTTTCTGTCAACACCTCCGTTATAGCTACTAAGGCGTATGTTGATGCAACAGCAGAGGGACTTTCAGTACTTGAGTCTGTTCGCACAGATACCAACACTAACCTTAACTTAGCCTCTACTCTTACAACTCTTAACGGCGTAACCCTTGCTAACAACGACCGCGTGTTGGTTAAGAACCAGACTACCGCTACTCAAAACGGTATCTATATCTATAACTCTACATCTAGCTTACTTGTTGCGTCTACTAACGCAGAAGACACGAACCTTAAAGAAGGCTCGTTCGTATTCGTAGAAGAAGGTACCAACGCCGCACAAGGTTGGGTTATCACCGCTTACTCAGGTGGAGCTTCTACCTGGACACAGTTCTCTGCTGCTGGAGAGTACACAGCTGGTAACGGAATCACCATCTCTGGTGGCGCAATCTCAGCTAACTACGGTTCTGGCCTTACAGTTTCTGGCTCACAACTTGTAGTAGACACCAGCAAGGTTGTTGAAAAATACACAACTCTTATCGGTGATGGTTCAAGCACTAGCTACACAGTTACCCACAACCTAGGCACACAGAGCGCGATTGCAATCGTTTACGACGCATCAACAAATGCCGAAGTTGTTACTGATGTGGCTTACTCAACATCTAACACCGTAACAATTGGGTTTGCTGTTGCACCATCTTCAAACGCTTATCGCGTAGTAGTACACGCTTAATCTAGGAGCGCTTAATGTCCCGTAAGTTTGTTGTACCTATAGGGTTGCTAGCGTTAGCTAGTGACCCTGTTGGTCATGAAGCTGGGGACGCTTACTACAGCACGACATTAAATGCTATTAAGACATTTGATGGAACTAACTGGACTGCACAATCAAGCACTACTTTGGCTGATCTTGATGGGGGAAGTGCTACTTCTAACTACGGCGGCATTACTTCCATTAATGCTGGCACAGCGACAGGATGAGGATAAAATAACCTAATGGCTATTCAAATTCAACTTCGCCGCGACACAGCTGCCAACTGGACGTCTGCAAACCCAACTCTAGCTAGCGGTGAACTTGGCTTAGAGACAGACACAGGCAAGTTTAAAGTCGGTAACGGCTCTACTTCTTGGACATCTCTTTCTTACTCTTCAGGTATTCAAGGCGTTCAAGGCGTTCAAGGAACCATGGGTTACACAGGTTCTCAAGGCGATATTGGTCCAGAAGGTGCTCAAGGCACACAGGGCGTGCAAGGCACTCAGGGTATTCAAGGAAACCAGGGAACTACTGGTATTCAGGGTGCTCAGGGAACACAAGGCGTTCAAGGTACTCAAGGCTTGCAGGGACTTCAAGGGGTCCAAGGTACTCAGGGCATCCAAGGAATTTCGGTTCAAGGTACTGCAGGTACCTCTGTAACAATTCTTGGTTCATATAATACTTACGCAGCTTTAGTAGCCGCACATCCAACAGGTAATAACGGAGACGGCTATATCATTGACCCTAACCTTTGGGTATGGGAAGGTACACAGTGGGTTAACGTTGGAATTATCCAAGGACCACAAGGAACAAATGGTACGCAAGGAACTCAAGGAGTTCAAGGTGTTCAAGGACCTCAGGGTCTACAAGGCACCCAAGGCATTCAAGGAACCCAGGGTGTTCAGGGAGTTCAAGGTCTTTTAGGTATTCAAGGATTTGTTGGCCTTCAAGGATTAACTGGTGCCCAAGGAACCCAGGGTGTTCTAGGTACACAAGGGGCGCAAGGTACACAAGGAGTTCAGGGAACCCAAGGTGTGCAGGGTACCCAGGGTACTCAAGGCATCACTGGAGCTCAAGGAGCAACTGGTACACAAGGTGCAACAGGACAAACTGGAACCCAAGGAACTCAAGGAGTTCAGGGGGCCCAGGGTACTCAAGGCATCCAGGGTATCCAAGGAGTAACAGGTGCTCAAGGCACTACAGGAGATCAAGGCACCCAAGGCACCCAAGGCACCCAAGGCACCCAAGGCACTCAGGGTATTCAAGGACTCCAGGGAGTTCAGGGGCCTCAAGGTACTCAAGGTACTCAAGGTACTCAAGGTACTCAAGGTATCCAAGGAAACCAAGGTCTACAAGGAATTCAAGGCATCACAGGTTCGCAGGGAACTACTGGTCAAACAGGAGCTCAGGGAACCCAGGGAATTCAAGGTGTTCAAGGTCTTCTAGGTATTCAAGGCTTACAGGGAAACCAAGGAACCGTTGGTATTCAAGGAGCAACTGGTACTCAAGGAACGCAAGGTATTCAAGGTGTTCAGGGCACTCAAGGTGTTCAAGGAACCCAGGGAATTCAGGGCACTCAAGGAACACAGGGCACACAGGGAATTACAGGTTCTCAAGGAACTACTGGCACAACAGGCGCACAGGGAATTACAGGTACTACTGGTATCCAAGGTGTACAGGGTACACAAGGCCTACAAGGACTGCAAGGTGTTCAGGGCACTCAAGGTATTCAAGGCCTTATGGGTGCTACAAGTACCGCTAACGCTCACCAATCTGTAAACCTAGCAACTGCCTCCGCAGTGCTTCCTAACTCTCCAACGTATACAAACGGAACTGCCGACCTTAACGGCGGAACAGGTATTGGTGCTAACCTTACTGCCACTACATTTGGCGCTTTAGTAGTTGACAGCGTAACTGTTACCTCAGGACAAAGAATCCTCGTTAAGGATCAAGCAAACGCAATTCAAAATGGTATCTACACAGTTACCACTGTTGGATCTGGTTCTGCGTACTGGGTTCTTACCCGTTCATCAGATTACAGCAACTCAGTGTCAGCAGAAGATGTTGAGCCTGGTGACTACGTTACCGTTCTTGCTGGAACCGTAAACGCGATTACTACGTGGATTCAGTACGACGTGGGTTCAAATTCTGATGAATCTATTAAACTTGGCACAGACGCAATCAACTGGACTAAGACCTCTGGTGTAGGTTTACAAGGCCCTACAGGCCCTACTGGCGCTGGTGGAACAATTGCTTACTATGGTTCATTCTTTGACACCACAACTCAGTCTAATGCAGGCTACCCTTCAGCGGCTAACGTTGTTGCTATCAACAGCACTGGCGTAAGCAATGGCGTATCTGTTGTGTCTGGCAATCAACTTACCTTTACTTACGCTGGCACTTACCTTATTAACTTTATTGGCCAGTTCATTACTAGCGGCGGTGGAAGCAATTACCAAGTAACAGTTTGGTACACCAAGAATGGCTCACCAGTAACAGGTGCTGCATACACATTCACCACTGCTGGAGTCAACGAGCAAGTATCTGCAAACGTAGAAAACACTTTGACTTTGGCTGCTGGAGATTACATCCAGTTCTACTGGTACTCAAACAATCAGTACATGCAGTTGGTACCGACTTCGGCTGGAACATCACCAACCCGACCATCTGCACCTAGCCTTGTAGTCAATGCGATGCAGGTTACATATACACAGGCTGGACCGACAGGAGCCACTGGTGCTCAAGGCATTACTGGTACACAAGGCATCACGGGTTCTCAGGGAGCAGTTGGTTCTCAAGGAACAACGGGAACACAGGGCACCACTGGGGTCACAGGTGCACAAGGTACTCAAGGAATCCAAGGAATCCAAGGAAACCAAGGCACACAAGGTATCCAAGGAATAACTGGTTCTCAGGGACTTACTGGGGCTCAGGGAATCACTGGTTCTCAAGGCGCTACTGGGGCTCAAGGAACGCAAGGCGTTCAAGGAAACCAGGGAGCTACTGGTATTCAAGGAAACCAAGGAACTCAAGGAGTTCAGGGTGTCCAAGGAACCCAAGGTATCCAGGGCAACCAAGGTACTAATGGCATCCAAGGAACTACTGGAGCTCAAGGACTTACAGGATCTCAAGGAACTATTGGAACCCAGGGTGCAACAGGTTTTCAGGGAACTCAAGGAGTTCAAGGAACAATTGGTGTCCAAGGCTTCACAGGTATTCAAGGCTTAACTGGTCTACAAGGACTTATCGGTTCACAGGGAACTACTGGTTCTCAGGGAACTGCTGGATTTGTTGGCTCAAATGGTTCTCAAGGTACAACTGGTGCTCAGGGAACCGTGGGTGCTCAAGGTGCCACAGGAACTCAAGGCCTAACAGGTTCACAAGGAGCAACAGGTACCCAGGGTCTACAAGGTACTCAGGGCGGTTCAGGAATTGTTACTGTTGGCAATGGCCTTCAGTACACCTCTGGAACTTTATCGCTACAGGCTGTTACAGGTACTGGATATACAACTGTACTATCTACAAGTCCAACTCTTACTACTCCAGTTATTGGTGCTGCAACAGGTACATCCCTAGCGCTTCAGTACACAGCTAATACAACTACTAACGCAGGAGCTCTTGCTGTTGGTGGCAATACAACGACGTCTACTGGACAGCTAGCTACCTTCGTAGGCGCTGATACCCAGTACGCAAACGTAATTCTTCAGAACTCAAACAGTGCCAATACTGCATATGCAGCGTTTGTTACAGCTAACGATCAATATGCTTCTAGCGGCTCTTATATGGAGATGGGTACTAACAGCAGTACCTACGCATCCTCTAACGGTCTTGGATATCCAGCTAACTCGTTTACCTTACAGGGGGTTAACTTCCTTGAGGCTAACAACGGTGATTTCACCATTGGTACCTGGACAAACAACGCTATACACTTCGTTGTAAACGGCCAGACCAACACAGCTGATGCGCTTACGATTGCAACCTCTGGAGCTATCACAGCATCCAGCACCATCACCTCTACAGCATTTAAGACATCTGGTGGAACAGCTAATCAGATTGTTAAGGGTGACGGTTCGCTATCTCAGGACTTTACAGCTCTAACCCTGTGCTTTGGTGGGCTCTAACGTAGCCAAATCATTCCGACATCAGCTGTCGGTCTTAGATTAGCTTCTTTCCAGCCGCCTGAGGTCCAGGCTTCTTCATGCTTGGATACCCACTCTACTAGGGCAAACGTGTTGTCTTCTTGTAGTGGGAACCACTCTTCAGGTTGATCTAAATGGTTAACAATGAATTGAGGTGCGTACTCTCGGTATCCAAGGTTGTAAAGGTAGTCCAGTTGTAGCTCATGCTCTGTAAGGGTAGCGTCAGTCCACTCAAAGGTAAGCATCCCATACTTCTGAGCCATGCCCTTAAAAACCAGCCACTCAGCACCTTCTACGTCAACCTTAATGAGCTCAGGTGTACCGTAAGCTCTTACTAAAGAATCTATGGTAGTGGTATTAACAACTACCTCTCTATAAGGCTTACCTGCATACGGCATAGTCTCATCAGTAAGCCAGTCCTTATTAAGTGTAGACAGGCCATCCTCATCAGCTTCATAGAAGGTAACAGTCTCGTTATCCACATTAGAAACTGCATATTTAAGAGGCACAACATTAGAGTTGTAGATAAAGTTACTGACCAACTGCTTATAAAC